GGAAACTGAAGGAAAATAATTGGCCTAAATACTTTAAACCTTATGATAAAACTATTGAATATTTTCAACAATTTTGCTCCTAAGGTGCTTAAAGCTTTAGTCCCGTCATTTTCGGGTATGCTTCGTGTAAAAGCGGGGCGACCACTAATTAACCATCTCTTACGAGTGGTTGTATTAGTGAAAGGCTCTGTCACAACTCCTTGGGTTAAGATCTTAGTATCTTATGTTCGACACCTGGTTTCTATCAGTAGAAAATCCGGGATACCTTATACTGTTAAGTATTTGAAGGCATGTACAGCGTTGCTGATGCAAGCCATAGCTGGGCGGCCTCATGAGGCTACTCAGGTTTTGGGTTGCGCAGTTTCGCGTACTCGTAATGGGCTTCCACGGATAATCCCTCGAATTCATCGAGAGTTTATCCGGAAGGGTTCTCCTTTCCATATTCGGGTTTGGTTATCATTGTTCTCTCTTTATAGAGTTCTGGATTATACCGGATCTCTTAAAGTGCGAACGATAATCGCCCCGTCTAAGGCTAAGGTGGATATTCAAGAGCTGAAGGATGCTACTCGAGCGTTTATGAAGTCGTACAGACTTCGAACGATCGATACATCCCCAGGTGTCTTGAGTCCTCACCCTTTTTGGATTCCTACTACGTCGCCTAATAGTACTAAACCTATGGGGCAACTCGGAGGATCGAAATTCTGTTCTACCTCGATTTATTCTATGTTAGGATCGCTTGCGGCCATTGGGTCTTGCAAGTTAACCCGACGGAATTTACTCGAATATTGCTATGCTTTTGGGTGCAGTGATGGACCCATTGCAATGGCAATTTCGGGATCTAAATTTCTTGATCGGTATCCTCCTAATAAACTAGCACTAGAGGGGGTTGCTTCAGTACCAACTAAAGCGACCTTCACTGGTAAACTAGCTTATAAGGTGGAGCCGGCTGGGAAAATTAGAGTTTTCGCCATGGTTGACTGCTTTACACAGTGGTTAATGGCACCTTTACATAGAGAGTTATTCAAACGATTATCTCGAGTATCGCAAGATGCTACTCATAATCAAAGCCAAACGTTGGCAGATTTCGTTTCTAGTATCCGTGAGAGAGGAATCAAAAGAGTTTACTCTTTTGACCTCACTGCGGCTACAGATC